CAGAAAGGCAAGTCCAATTCTAGACAGTTCTTAAACAGATTCATAGATGAGGTCGCGTAAGTGGTTGATTTTACAGGGAAAGAAAATGAAAAAAAATTCATTTTGGCCCTTGACATTTGCCCCAAAATATGGGATCATGATCTAGTAAATTGAGATGAGAGGTTATATATTATGAGTGTAAAACAAAAAGAACAGTTCCTTCAGGCCCTTGCCGATGTGAACAATTCCGCGTCTGCTGTGTTCTCCAAGGCGGAGGCAATGCAGATTGCAAAATCGAATGGGTTGAAAAATCCCATGTGGTTTTTTAAAGAGTGTAAAGTTGGTAGGAACCAATTTTCACCCAACATGGCTGGTCTTCAGTCAGTAGGTGGTACTGCTCTCAAACCTGTCGCCCCTGTGGCGCCTGCCCTTGAAGAGTCAGTATCTACCTTGGAACCGATTGCTACAATTCAGTCGCAACCATTGGATGCCAAGGTAGTAAAACAGGCGAAACTTGCTGTGGAAATAGAAAATTTAATTCCAGATTCAGATAGTACTTATGTCCCATTTGGGTTCCATAAAGATTTGGTGAATATCATCAAGTCTGGTATGTTCTATCCGACTTTCATTTGTGGTCTTTCTGGTAACGGTAAGACTATGATGGTGGAACAGGTTTGTGCCAAACTCAAGAAAGAAGCTATTAGGGTTAACATCTCTATCGAAACCGATGAAGATGATTTAATCGGTGGCAACACTCTCGTGGATGGTAATGTGGTTTACAGGGAAGGCCCTGTGTTGACTGCCATGAAGAGAGGTGCGATTCTCATTCTGGATGAGATTGATAGGGGTTCTAACAAGTTGATGTGCCTTCAGGCAATCCTTGAAGGGAAGCCTTACTTCAATAAGAAGTCTGGTGAGGTTGTCACGCCTGCTAATGGTTTCAATGTGATTGCTACCGCGAATACAAAAGGTAGAGGTTCCGATGATGGTAAGTTCATGGGTGCTCAAGTTCTGGATGAGGCGTTCCTAGAAAGGTTCGCTATCACGGTTGAACAGGAATATCCTTCTAGTGTTCAAGAGAAGAAAATTGTCATGAACAAAATGGGTGTTGCTGAGTGTGTTGATGAAGACTTTGCTGATAAGTTGGTCATGTGGGCTGACATAATCAGAAAGACTTTCTACGAAGGTGGAATCGATGAGTTGGTTTCCACTAGAAGGTTGGAACACATTGTCAAGGCATACGCCATGTTCTCTGATAGACTGAAGGCAATTCAGTTATGTGTCAATAGATTTGATAGTGACACTAAGGCTGCCTTTATTGACCTTTACACTAAGGTTGATGAGGGTGCTTCGGTTGAAGACATAATGGATGCTCCTGCTGAGAGTACTGAAACTGAAACTTCTGAGGAAAATGATAGTTATGACTTCTAGTCCAGACTACAAATATAATGAGGGAGCTCTTATCAAGGAGCTCCAATCTTATATCGATTCTACTTATGGTGAACACTATTCCCAAAATAAGTATCAGGCAACTGAATTTATTATTGATGGTGGTCATGGTGAAGGATTTTGTATCGGGAATATTTTAAAGTACGCCCAGAGATACGGTAAGAAAGACGGTTACAACCGCAAAGATTTATTAAAGGTACTGCATTATGCTATAATTGCATTGCATGTACACGATTTAAGAGAATATGAAAAGGAGCAATTCGACTTGTTTTGTTCTTAACGGTTTGCCCCCAGCGGGCAGTCGGGACTTGGTACACCTCTCTCTTACTCTCTCACAAGAAGTATCAAGTTCCCGACACTTTTATTATAAATAAGAGAGTAAGAATTTTTATAGAGGAATAAGAAATGGCATATAGATTAACATACACGAGTACTCGACCAGATACTTCAGAAGATTGGTACTTCTTTAAAGAAGGCGCTGATGCTGGTTTTGAGACTAACTCGACACATTTTAGAAATTGGCTTGACGCGAGAAGCGATGTAACTGTTACATTGACTGTAGCAGAAGATAATCTTTCCTTTAAATGGGAGTTAGATTTTGCTGATGAGGCCGCTTACGATGCATATGTAGTAGAAAGAGATGCATTGTTTACCGCTGCTCCATATAATGGCACAGCACACTTATCAGAAACCGCGTACACAGATTACTTGACTGCTAATAGTATGACTGCTGAGATTACTGTCGGCGAAGTATAAAGAATGGGGTTGACATTTGCCCCTAACAAATGTTAGTATATTATGTTTAATTTGATTGAGGTATATTATGAAACTATCCAAAAGTACTTTGGAGTTGTTGAAGAACTACGCTACGATTAATACCAATCTCTTGGTAAAATCTGGCAGTAGTTTAGCAACGGTGTCCGCTTCTAAGTCTATTCTTGCAAAGGGCACGATAGAAGAGAGCTTCCCACAGGAGTTCGCTATCTATGATTTAAATCAATTCCTATCTTTGGTCACTATGAGTGAAGACACGGAGATTGATTTTTCTGAAGATTATCTGACATGCAAATCTGATGCTGGAAGGTTCAAGTTTTATTACGCGGAACCATCTATCATCGTGGCAGCTCCAGATAAAGAAATTGAAATTGATGCTTTCTATCAATTCAATATTACCAAAGACCAAATCAACACTATCTATAGGGCAGCTTCTGTTATATCTGCACCTACTCTTAGTGTGGTTGCTAGTGGTGGTAATGTGGTAATGAGTGTTGGTGACCCCAATACTCCAAAAAGTAATTCTTTTACTACAGATATTGGTAATGCTAATGTTGAGTTTGATGCTCGACTTGGTATTGAAAACCTTAAAGTAATCCCCGATGATTATGAGGTTACTGTTTCTCAGAAGAAAGTATTTAAATTTTCTAACGCGAAGAGAACATACTTCTTGGCACTTGAACCGAGTTCAAATATTTAATGGCTTGGGTTGAAGGAATGATTGCCGTTTATGGAATGATATTATCTTTCATGGCCGGCTGGTTAATGCCGAGAGGTAATTTTATTAGAAATTCCCAGTTATGGATAATCAAAAAAATACACAATTGGTTAGCACATGACAAGGAAAAATTGAAGGAGAAATAAATGAAAATAGATGTTGGGCAAAAATTGCCAGAAGACATAACCTTTCATGTTAGGGTTAGAGATGAAAACATGGTAAAGAACGGAGAAGAGAATCCATATATTTGGCAGATGGTCAATTCAACTGACCTCTTCAAAGATAAGAGAGTGGTTCTATTCGCTTTGCCAGGCGCTTTCACTCCAACATGTTCTACTTATCAGTTACCAGATTATGACGCGAACTATGAAATGTTCAAGGCGAATGGTATTGATGAAATATACTGTCTATCTGTTAATGATAGTTTTGTCATGAACAAGTGGGCGGAATGGTTAGATGTCGATAATGTTAAGATGCTTCCAGATGGTAGTGCCTATTTTACTGAAGCGATTGGAGCGCTGGTAAGAAAAGATAATCTAGGATTCGGAGCAAGGTCATGGAGATATTCATTACTTGCTAACGATGGGGTTGTCGAGGTAGCATTTGTAGAGGAAGGTTGTGAGGACGATTGTCCTAGTGACCCATATGAATGTTCTGGGCCTTTGACCATGATGGACTATATTCAAACTGAAAGTCCTGTAGGACAACAGCATGAATTAGAGTTAACGGATGGTGCTGGAACAGAAGAAACATTTGCATAAAGTCGATTACGATTTAAAACCTTTATCAAAAGAACTCGCAATTGATTTTATACAAACGCATCATTATTCACCTATGATGCCTAAACTCACGAAACACTATTTGGGGTGTTTCTTGGAAGGTGAACTAGTAGGTGTTTTGACTCTAGGATGGGGAACACAACCCCGACAAACAATAAACAAAATGTTTACTGGGTTAGAGTCAAAACATTACTGGGAGATTGGTAAGATGTGCATGACAGATGAAATGCCAACCAACTCCGAATCACAGATGATAAAAAAAGCTGTGAGATGGATAAAAGATAATTGCCCAGATGTATTATTTCTTTACACAATGGCAGATGGTATCATGGGTAAATGTGGATATGTATATCAGGCAAGTAATTTTTTATACGGTGGAACCTTTCACACTCAAGTGTACGAAATAAATGGTGAGAAGGTTCACCCAAGAGCAACAAGAAAGTTATGTGAGGAGAACGCAAAGTTCTCTGGCAAAGAGAGAATTTTTTGGTTGACTTCAGATTTTATGCAAGAGAAGGGAATCAAAAAAATAGAAGGATATATGTTTAGATATATCTTCCCGCTGAATAAGAAGGCAAAAAAGTTATTGAAAAAATCAAATATGGAATGGACTAGAACTTATCCAAAAGACCATGATTTAAAATGGTTTGATAAAACTAGTAAACCCAAATTTGAAATTGAACAACCTCACTTCACATACGATGAAGTTCTTTATAACGCGAGGAACATATCTGGTGGTGGGGCATCTTTAAGAGGAATATTATGAGTAAAGTTATTTTAGTGTCTGGTGGATTTGACCCACTACATAAAGGACACCTTGACCTATTAAAAGAAGCAAAGAAAATGGGTGACCATCTATCGGTAGGTCTTAATAGTGATGAGTGGTTAACCAGAAAGAAGGGGTCACCCTTTATGTCTTCATTTGACAGAATGGATATGTTAATGGAATTAGAATGTGTTGACCATGTAGTTCCCTTCAATGATGATGACGATACTGCTAAAGCTTTTATAGAACAAGCAATTGCTACATGGGGAATAGACCACAAGTTTGTATTTGTGAATGGTGGTGACAGG